ATCAAGAGGGAGTTCAACATATTCAGTATCAGGAAATAATATTAAAGTTTCAGACAGTGCAAGTTTTGGCGGTTTGACTGCTGGCAGTAATGGGGCAGCCGCAACAATGACTAATGGCACCTATGAAATGAACACTGTAGGCTCATCATTTTCTTTATCGGAATCTTTTATAGAAGGTGATGATGTATATGCAGTGGGAAGTGGTGTTGATGTAACTGCTGGTGTTATAACAGATCTTCCTGTTTTATCTACAACAACCTCTTATTCTGGTGGTGTAGCTGGGTCATTAGCTGGCACTGTTGTAAGTAATGGAACTAATACTTGTACTGCTGGCGGGGCTGGTACAACTTGTATAGGTCAATTTGTAACAGAGTTAAGCATATTGGATTAATGAAATGGTTTGTTTATTCTTTTCTGTTTTTATCTAGTCCTATATATGCAATGCCAGTTGTTCCAAATTTTACTCAGGGGTCAGCTTCAAGCACCACGCGGACAACGACTAATATCTCAGAACAGATCCGCACTATTGAATTTTCTGGGTCAACTTATTCAGTATCTGGGGCTGGTATCACTACTAATGGCGAGTCTATCAATCCTCAATATACTGATTTACAACAGACATTAAATGGTGAAACTTATACATGGCAGCAAGTAGATTTAAACAGCAGACCAAATTACACACTCAATCAGGCAGGGGGATCTTTTCAATTTACAGACAGCCCTCGGTTTCAAAAATAACAGATTTAACAAGACAAATAACTTCAGAATCCGTAACCGAGACTACTACTATATTTTCACAGTAATAGCAAGTCTTTTGGGGCAACCAGTATTTGCAAATACCTCATCTACTGCCGCGCCTGTAGCTCAAAGTAGTTCAGCAGTTTCAAATCAGGCTGTACAAGTTTTAAATGGAAATCTTATAGAAAATCAATATGGAAATGGTGTTGTCTGTCAAACAAGTATGCTTACTGTCTCTCCTTTTATCACTTCAACATTTAACCAAAAGCGACCACAGGATTTAAGATATACAACCCCTGTTTATAACATGGCAACAGATGATAATGGCAACTTAACTAATGCTGGTGAAATTTTATACGATCAGGAAAATTATTCTGCAAACAGGGATTCATTAGGGGTTAATTTTGGTATTGCTGCAACTTTTTCAATACCACTATCAAATAAATTTCAAAATAACTGCTTGAGGTCTAGTTCTACAGAACAAAAAATAAGAGAACAAAAGCTTGCAAATATGCGATTAGATCATGAATTGGCAAGGCTCAAAAATTGTGGTGAACTCAAGCTTTCTGGAATATCGTTTTCTGTTGACTCCCCATATTATGAAATTTGTAAAGATGTTGTGGTACAGGCAAAGATGGGGCAAGTCATACCACATACACACAAACTATACCCACAAAACAAAAAATAGACCCATCAGAATCGCTTTTAAGCCGTCCCTAATCTTGCTTGCTTGTCTTAGTACCCTTTGATTTTAGACGTTTTATAATATTCTTGACAAGAGCTTTTACGGCATTAGCTATTAAAGGACTTGAAGCCGCAGTAATAGCAATAATTGAAGTATTAACAAGCAAAGGAGTGCTAGGTATCCATTTTTCTCTAAATGAACTTTGTGCGAAGACCTCATAGCA